TGACTGTTTCGTCCCAGCGTTCACGGCGTTTCTCTTCTGGCATCCAACGTGCGTAGCGACTCTTGTGTATAAACTGTTGGTACTGATCCATTATTTATTCTCCTCTACAACCATCTTTGTTAACTTGTTTAAGTACCAACCAGCTTTCTTTAAGTCTTCTACCTGCTTGCCTTTGTAGTCATAGCGCCACAGGTACTTCATGCAGTTGCCTTTGAGATAACCTTTGAATGCAATACTGGACATGGACTCCTCTATTGCATCAATACACTCTATGTTACCTGTGTTGTAATGACGCGGTGCTGTCACCATGTCTTCCGCTTCTTTCTCTGCTTCTGCTGCGTAGTTGTTTAGTGCGTTTGTTAGTTCAATAGGCGAATGCTTCTTACGTAGTGCGTCCCACATTTCTGCTGTTGTGTTGTTAATGCCCATAGTTACTTTCCTCTTTATTTCATTTTAGCTTTTGTCGTCCTAGCGAACGATCTGTTTTTTGATTTAGGTTTTACTGCCAAATTGCTCCGATCATTGGAGCCGCCTTTGGCTATAGGCGTTTTGTGGTCAACATCCTTGCCGTCACCTTTGGACACTTTACCTTCCTTAGCCATAGTCGCTCGCGCAGCGTTTCTTGCTGCGCGGTTCTTCTTTTGCGTATCAGTGCCTTGGTAATTGTCATATTCTTTTCTGTAATCTCTAGCCATGGGAAGCCTCCTGTAGGCCGTTTAGCAAGGCCAAAGAAACAGTACTCTGGCGTTTAAGGTCTGTACCTACCAACGTCTGCGTAAATCGTGGGTGGTTAAGGTTAACAAGTATACACCACGTCTGACTGGGGTTTCTACCACGACACTGTGCGAACATAGTCACCCTAGTATTGGCGGCCACTAGCGCCCCCATGTTGGTAAGCTCTCTAATTATCCTATCCTCGGCGTCGTTGTTGTCGCGCACAAACTTCTTAAACGCTGCCCGATTAATCGCGAGGGTAGATCCGGGCATGATCGGGTTGTTGGAGTCATACACAAAGTGCGCTCGCATAACAGCTTTAATCGGTGCGGGTTCCCTGACAAGGGGTTTACCGTCTTTGCCGTACAGCTGCGTGTCTTCTATTATCTGGTCGTTGTACTGTTGCATAAACTGCCCGATAACATCAATGGCATCTACCTTAGCTTCAACGGTGTCCTTGCGCAACTTAGCAACCGTGTCCAACATAAACTGTACAGTGCCTTTCACGTCGAACGGGAATAAGCCAAGTTTGTGACCTATCTTGCCCATAGTCCACGCCGACTTTATCATAGACTCGTAAAACCTTTCCTGCGGCTCAAATTCAAAATCAAATGTCTTCTTAAAGTCCAAGTGCCCTTTGAGCGCGACTTCTTTCGGCCCCCCAAGCTGCACTACCGCACGCACTAACTCTGGCAGCGCCCAGCCGTGGTTATCTGACAGCAAGTCTGCGTAAGTCTTCGCTACCTTCTCGCCATTGCTATCAACTAAAGAAACAAATTTTCTATCGTTCTGTGCGACTTCAAAAGCACGCACGCGTAGTGGCTCTGACTCTTGCTTGACCTGATCAAACTTACTCATTAGTGACGTGTTAGTCGTCATAAAGGTAGGCCCGTTCCAAACCGCTGGGTCGCGGATATCACGACCGGGGGTCATAGTAGTTTTCTCTTGGCCTTCACTGAATGAGTATGCCATCTGAGCCAACTGAAACTCGTCGGCCATGGTCATTTCATCGATGGTCATAGGCAAGTTATTAAGCGTACCTCGCATACCATAGATCGCGTTAACTGTATCATTCCTTCCCTGTATAAGGGATCGTGGCTCTCCGAACAGGCTGTTAACAGTAAGCAATGACAGCGTCTTACCGGTCGTAGTCTCTACCGAGTAGACTGAAACAATGCTACTGCCCATACCCATTTGCTTAGCTATAATGCCAGTGGCTGCGATTAGCGCACAGGTTCGTATGACCTGCGTACCTTCTAAGTTCAGCAGCTCCATAGCCTCTACAAACTTATCGCGTGAGCCTGCTGCTACAATACGTTCTTTGTATCGCTCAGCGTTGCCCACGATGCGACGTGCTGTGGCGTTGTTCGGAGGGTTAATAATGTTGTCACCGCATACAAACGCGCCGTCTTTCTGCCAGCCGAATGATTTATAGTCGTGTCCAGTAGCTACTTGGCTCTGAACCATTTGTAAATAATCCATAAGGTATCCTCTAACTTTTTCTTGCTGCCCAAGCGACTTAAGACCAAATATCTGATTGTCTAATAGGAACGCAGAGAACTCTTTGCCCGCACTAGACAGCACTGCTACTAAATGGTCGTTGCTTTCCCAGCCTATAATAGGTTTCTTCACAGCTAACGTGAACGACGTTTGCCGGTCTTGCGCGTTAAAAAAGATATGTTCTATGTACATCGGATAAGCTGATGTAAATTCCCAGTCTTTGATCGGGTTACCGTCTTCGTCCTGCGTAGTTACTTCGTGGTAGATACAGTTATTGCGCATAACATATCCAGCAGGCATTGGTATCTCTACTTCTTTAGCCTCGCCTGCATCGTCTTGCACAACTACCACTTGAACAGGGCTACTGCTAAGCTGCGCTGGCGAAGTTTTATTGCCTAAGTATGGGCAGCCGTCACAGCCGCTCGGGCAATGCTGCGCGAACGTAGCACATGTAGTAGGGCCACTAGCTTTCCAGCCGTCTAGCTTTTCCATGTTCTTAGCTAAGCTAAAGTCTGGGTGCTGTCCGGCGATACGTATGATAGTTGTCTCTGGGTCTGGCGTAAACTTAGCCAAGCCCAACGACGCACGCCACAATGGTTCTTCCACTGGATCGCCAGCCGCGTTAGTAACACCGCCGCTTTCTAGGATAGCTCTGACCTGCTTACAGTGCTCTGCAATAGAGTCTATATCTAGGTCATTGCTCTCGTTAAGTACAGCGTCTAGCATCGCGCTGCGCTTGCGCTCTGATCTTTCTGGGCGCTGTGGAGCCGTGTCCATCCACTCTACTAACTTACCGGCCATCAGTAGTATGTCGTGCTCTGCGCCGTCGTCTAACAACACCTTAACTTCTTTCCAGTCTGCGGTTTTCTTGTGGAAAGTGCCCGCTGGCCTAAGAACCATAGACGGATCGTGAATCTTAGAGTTATCAATTTCCAGCCCTTTGGAAGCCAGAGCGCCACATAGGGCCTTAGACACCTGCACCCACTGCTGCTTAGATATGCACTTGTCCAGTACCCAGTAAACGTGCGCGCCAATACCTGACGATACAATAAGCGGCTTCGGTAACCCCAGCTGCTTAACTACTTCAGCTAACTTAACTAGGCCGTCCCGCTGTGTCTTGTATGGCTTGTCTTCCCCGCAGTCTAGGTCAAAGCAAATGCTCTTAAAATAAGTGGCTTTATCCTGCGTACGGCGTATCTTTCTTCTGCCTTCGTCCGTAATTATGTTATCAGCGAACGCGGCGATACTAAAATATATAGTAGCCTCTGGGTTCTCATCCCAAAGCGCTATGTCCGCAGCCGCCTTATCAAGCTCCGCGTACGTATACACTTCTCGGTTCCAAAATATGTTCTTATTATTGTTATATTGAGTTACTACAATGGAGTCTTTTGTAGGGCAAACTCTCTTTAAAAAATCTATAGTATTCACTCGCTGTCCTCTAGACAAAAATGAGCCGAGTAGGTTCACTAAACGGCTCATGCACTTGTTAAATAGTTACCCAGCTTTTAGTCGAACAGGCTGTCTAACTTCATCTCTAGTTCCGCTGACTGCTTAACCGGCGCTACCGCTGGTGGGGCTTGCTTAATCACTGGCTCGTCGTACGCTGCGGCTTCGTCATCCTGAGCAGACACTTTGGGTGCCGCTACTTGCGCGTGTACTGGCGGCGCAGACAATGCTGGCCCTGCGCTCGTAGGTGCCATGACGCGTATAGCAACCTTAGTGGCATCGGACTCTAATAAGTTGTCCACTAAGCCCAGCGCTTTTTCTGGGACATAGCCTTTCTGACGGAACGTGAGTCTAGGATAACTCGCTTGGTCGTCAAAGCCAAGCTCTGTTATAGCTTCTTCAGGCCCAATACTGTAATTAGCTAACTCAGTAAAGTATTCACGCAGTGCGCGCATAGCACTAACTGGTACGGTCAGGCTGTAAACTTTTTGTGGGTCAGCCGCTGGAACAATAGCCAAGTGGCGCTGATCCGCACACATCTTAGACTTAGCACCGGATGGCAAAATCTTGCTGCCCAACACATTGTGTGGGCAATTGGCGCAAGAAGCGTTTACTGGCGCTTCGACAGACGCGTCAGGGCGTAGGCCATCGTTTGAATAGCAATCGGGGCGCTGGTTATCCGACGAGCTATCGAACGCGCGCCCGTAGAATACTTTACTTACACGCGGGTTAACGCCAACGATAATCGCGTCAAGCGTAGTGCCTACTGTAGTTTCTACGCCGCCTTCTACCAAGCGAAAGCGACCTGCACGAATACTAATCCGTGGGATACTAGGGCCGGAGTTCGAGACAATAGCTTCAGTAAGCGTAGACTTGCTGCCGGTTCTGTTACGTTCCGCGATACGCGCGGCGATGTGGGCTGGTACATTAATTTCATTCATCATGGTACATTTTCCTTATTGGTTTTTTCTAAAATTAAACACACTTACTGAGCTAAAGTTTACGCCGGGGGGCGGCTCACCTGCGGCTTCAATATAACTTTTTACTGCTGTCTTTGACGCGCGTGACTCTATCAAATCCCAAGCGTCGTTCTCCATACAAAACTTAAACAAGTCTTCTCTGGACGCCACAGTAGCTGAATGGTGCGTTGACCAGTAAGCTGTACCTGCGTCGGTCTTAATCGATGTAAGTCCGTCTTCTTGAGACTTCACCGTAAACCAGTTTTCTAATGCAATCATCTTCTCTTTAATAACAGCTTTTCGCTGCTTATATTCCTGATCTAAAGCGTCAAGATCTTTCCTGACAGAGAGGTATCTGTCAGCTGCTACTTCGTAGTTCATGTCATTCTCCAAGTATATTAGTCACTACTATTAATACCACGCACCAAGTCTAAGAACTCGGCTAACGTGTTTTGCTTCGCACGCAGTCTCCTATACAGCTCTGCCTCGAAGTTTGTTGCGTAGATATGCCACACAGAAGTTTTACCTTCAGTAGTAAGTCTACGAATTCTAGCATTGGCCTGCTCGTACTGCTCAAGTGAGTAGATAGGAGCGTACCAAATAATATGTTTCGCTGCGGTCAGCGTAAGCCCGTGCGCAGCAACCTTCGGGTGCGCCAACAGTATCTGTGGCTGGTCAGTGTGTTGGAAGTTGTGAAAGATTTCGTCGCGGTCTTTCTTGCTAACATCACCGTTAACAAGCTCAACGCTATATTTTTCTTCACGTAACCTCTTAAGCAACCACCGTTGCACACCCTTTAGCGGAACGAAGATAATAACCTTGCCGCCTATCTCAGTAATCAATTCAGTAAGCGTATTATACCGCTCTGAGCTGTCTATGACAATTGAATCGTCCTCGCTGTAAACAACACCACAACAAATTTGTAGCAGCTTAGACAACATTACAGCAGTGTTAGCCGCAGTGACCGACCCCTCTTTAAATATGGTAACAGCTTTTTCTTGCATGTCCTTAAATGCTTTTATTTGTTGAGGGGTTAGCTCAGTCTTTCGTCCTACGAAGTTGGTACTTGGCAAATCTTTACACTCGTCTAGCGAGAACCGTATAGATGGCTGTAGCACTTTCTTGCAAGTCTCTAGCGCGTCGTCTCTGGGCACCCACTTAAACTGAGTTATCTTCTTCATCACCGTATCTTTAAACGCAGTAAAGCTCCTAGAGACATTCGGCGAGTCCACCAACCTAGCCAGCGTCCAAGCATCTGCTGGCGTTTGTGATATTGGTGTACCAGTCAACATCCACAGCCAAGGCCTGTTAGCGTTCATCCACTTGGCGAATATCTTGTACCGTTGTGAAGACGCAGACTTTAGCGCAGTAGCTTCGTCATAGATAACTACGTCTATGTCTGCCAGATGTTCCTGCATATTGCTAAAGCCATCATGGTTAATAATAACGTATTGAATTCCCGGCGTTGACAACAGGTCGATACGTTTTTTCTTTGATCCAGTACATATAACAAACTGCCTGTGTGGTAAGTGCGTCTTAAGTTCCGTACCCCACACTACTTTTACCGTAGACAATGGCGCTACAATAAGTACCTTTTTCGCCACACCTTCACATAGCAGGAAGTCTGCGGCCCACAGCGAACTAATAGACTTACCAGTCCCCGGCGCGTTAAGGCACAAAGACTTTTTATGCGTAGTAAGAAACGCAGCCGTGTCTTTCTGGTGCTCCATCGGCGTGAACTTCGCAGGCCAATCATAGTACTCACGTATAGGCTCTGGTACGTTAAACCCCATATTGCGTAGCACGATGGACTCGTCAACGCCGTAGGGTATAGCTATTAGCTCCTCGCCGTTGTGCTCCAACTGCTTAGCATGGGGTATAACCTTAGCAATAGCGTCGTTACAAGAACTGTTAATTATTATAGTTTTCTTGTCCTTAAGAACTAGCACAGCGCCGCCCAGCCTCTGAAGTCGTACTCAAACTCATGTACATTGGAATCGCGTACAATCCAGCACATGGCACCGGATTGTATTATTCCTTGTATCTCGCGGAGTTGGTTGTTAGTTGGGTCATTAGTTCCGAACTTAGTCTCAATACCAAACAAGAAACCTTTATAACATCCTATAAAGTCTGGTATTCCTGATCTACCATACCCGTTGGCTGGTGGCATAAAGTACCACATATGTTCTTTGTCGTAGCAATTTAGTATTTTCTTTACTTCTTTTTTAACGTCCGCTTCGTTATTCATCTTCTTCCTCTTAATCTAGCGTCAGGGCATATTTCTTTTGCGGGGCACCAAGGGCATAGCCCAGAGGGTTTTGTCTTAAATACCCCGAGGTCTACAACTTCCTTAACCATATCTAGTCTAGGCTGTAGCCCGTTCCACAAAGATTGTAGGTGCCTACGCTCGTATGTTGTGTTATCTAACTTGTCGTGCATTAACCAAATAAACGATGTCTTAACTGTGCTAACTTCTGGGAAGTGTTGAAATACCATCGCTGCAAACAATTGAAGCTGCGTTGGGTTGTCCTTAATTTTGCCAGTCTTGTAATCCAAACAATAAGCTGTGCTGCCGTCCACAATAAGCACGTCAGCAATACTACGAAAGTAAGCGTCACTACTAAACCAATCAACCGGCTCACGGTTTTTATTGATTGCCATTTGATACTCATAGTATTTATCTCCGGCTCTGCTGTTTATCTTATCTACTAGGCCGCCCCATCGTTGTAAAGTTTGCTTAGCTTCTATTCCCAGCTCTCCAGCTAGCTCGTTTTTGCCATACAACTCCAACACTTCGTGCACGCGATTACCGTACGCACTTACCTCGTTGCCTTGGTCTTTTACGTTCTTGGTTACGTATAAGTAATCGAACTTTGCTTGGCATTGTTCAAATGTTGATAGCCTGCTGTACGACAGTGCTATGTCAGACATAGAATTTCCTTTATATAAGTGACTTAGCTAACCAAAGCGCAGAGAGTTTTTCTGCTTTTTCTCTTATTAGCGGTAACGAACTTACTTTCTTTAGCGGTGGGTATAGCATCACTGCATGATCATCGACTACTTTTTTATTCTTTAGTCTAGAGTGCATTGTCTTATCGTTAACACCTACGACCTCACTATACTCTCGCACTGTGTAGTATCTGCCAGTAATGAGTTCGTCATGCTCTCCAACAAACTTAAGTAATTTAGGTTGTCTCATATTATATTCTCCTATTTTGCATCACCGTAAGACGGCCCGATTTCTGTCTCACAATCCACTGGGATAAATCCTCTACACCACTGCGGTGTCATACGCAGGCTCTCTTCCATATGTAGCCTAGCGGCTACGGCGTGCTCTATGCGCGGAACGCAAACAGCTTCGTCGTGTACGGATAAGCGTACGGGGTGTAAGTGATTTATTCTAGCGGTCTGCCACATAACAATCTTCATTGCTGCGTGCTGACATAAGTTTTCTACTACTTTCGGCCCGTATATTCTAACACGCTGCCGACCCATTTGGTAAGTCCATTCATCTGCGTCGTACTTAAGATCGTGATAAACAACCCCCGGTTCCCCCGGCCTACCAAAGCCTTGGTTCTGCGTAATAAACCACCCGTTGCGATCTACGGGTATGAGCGAACATCCGTTGGCTATGTCT